CATAATACCCAATTTGTAATTGGATAGCATCGCTGCCCGGCACTGGAATACCCAACTGATCATAGAAACCAGGATACGTAAGAAACATAGGGCACTTTCCTAAAGTGCGTAATTTCCACGTTTTTAGTGTAATAACCCAAGCTAGCTGACTTTGTACACTACGGTCCTGTAAGATTGCAATTTCACCATTTGCGGTAGGCAAAACTAATGCCTTAAAGGATATACTCACATCCTCATTAATTTTGGCCTTAATCATTTGGTATACGCCCTGAGAAGTCAGCTGCTTGACCAGCGTCTGATAACTTACGGGGTTGATAAAGATGAAGTCTGGATCACCCGCTTCATTTCCATTGGCTGCTAATTGATTAACAGCGTCTATTAAAGCATCCTGTATACTCTCACTTGCGCCAGGAAATCTTAGGCCTGCCAATTTAGTGGGAGAAACCGACCTATTTACTCCAAAAAATGAGTCCGACCCACTTGGAGCTACACTTGGAATCCAAGCATTAAATCCAGCAATTTTTAACATGTTTGCAGAATTTAATCCGTTGGTAATAAAATTAACATCCCCCACTTGTGCAAGATAGGGGAATGAGGCGCTCCAATTAAGCGGGGTACCTGCTGCCCCACCCTGAGTGGCTGAAACAGTCACAGTGCCTAATGAGGTATCTACTGCAATGACGTACCCCAAAGCAGCCCCAGTGCTTTGTGTAGGTGTAGCACCACTAATAGAGAATGAGACAAGCGCCATATTCACAGCGAATTGGTAGACCTGACTCAAGCTATCGAGTGTGATTACACCTGCAACAATACTGCCCGCACCTAGACCATAAGTCCCACGAGTTCCACTCCCATCGGAATAGATATCATGAGCTAAGTCGTTCGCTATGGATTGGAACGCAGCCTTCACATTGAGCTCTGCACCCGGCATAAACGCGCCGACGTTCTGAGCAGATGCACGCAAGAAGTCCCCTGTTAAAGTCGCAAGAGAATAGTTCTGTACTCGAGTCACATTGAATTCAACAGTGACTGGAGCTGTTTGATAGGTCTGAGCATTCCCGAAGTTAGCAGAACGCCCTGCACCTGTGTCAGAAAGCACCGGAATGGGAAAATATTTTCCCCCGAGTCCCATCTCGGATTCATCCTTTTCTATTAAAGCGAGTCCAGGATTCCGATTAAACACGAGATCTTTCATGACCCATGCATCATCGGAATATAATTCTTTTAAAGTCGCAACATTAATCTGCGCGTTGCTATACGCAACTGCCGGATTTGCTGGTGCTGCCATTTTTCATCCTTTGCCCTAGGCAGGATTAAAATAGCACCTGCCTTAACGGCGTGTTTGTTGTTGGAGTTTTGCCTGTGCCAATTCTCTCGCCTGTGCGTATCGATCCGCATCGTTGAGTAAATGGTACGGCTTTGCAGGGCGCTTTAAAGCATCCCCTGCTGTTACTTGATTCGTTAATGTCTTCAATCCTTGCTTCAGAGGCGGTAACTGTTTCTTCGCCTGGGGAGATACAACTGGAACTTCTTCCACTTTCTGTTCTTCAAGGAGAGCGGCCCATTGCTTAGCTTTCTCAAGCAATACCATCTCTACTTCTTTAGCAGCTTGTTCGACGGATAGTTCTTCATCGTCAAGCTCGTAAGTATCAGTGATGTGCTTCACAATCGCTTCTTGAGCGTTCGCTTTCTTAATGGTTGCAAACTCGGGCTTGCTTTCTACGAGGTCCTTTGCCGCAACTCTTCTCTCATGGACAGCAGCTTCATATTGTCTGCTGACATTCTCCTCAGAGAATTTCTCGAGCTCATCTACTTTAGTCTTTAAATTCCTGAATTCTTCTTGATTGGGATCGGAGCCATTCAACTTATTGATCTGATATTGACTAAAATCATTATAGTCTACCAAACCATCTAGACCCGAGTAGTCTTTAGCTGCGAGTTTTGCCTTCATTGCCTTCAAATCAGCAATTTCTTGTCTCTCAGCTTCAAGTTTTGCCCGTTCCTGCGCAAGCATTTGCTGTTGCAGCCGGAATTTCTGTTCGCGCCTAGCTAGAGCAGCCACTTGGGGTGAAAGCGTGACCGTTTCTTCGGGTTTTGCTTCTGCGCCTTCATGAGTGTTACCTTGCCCAATGGGCTGCGTTGTAACCTTAGGACCTCTGACTGCATATGGGTCAAAGGTACGTTCTTCCCGCATGATGGGTGAGCCCTGTGCGGGGACAGAAGTGCTATCTGGAATTGCTTCCCGTTCGTAAGCCATTATTTCTTCTCACTCCTAAGACTAGATAGATAATCAAAGATATCTGCTATAGCATTATCTAATTCAACAATTCTTTCAGAATTATAAAAATCACTAAAGTTTTTGCATCGTTCGAATTCTGCTATAGCCGATAAAAGCATCCGAGCATTTTTCTTAATATCGTGCAGTCTTATTTCTTTTTCTTTACTTGTCATCATACCTGTACATTCGAAGTTGGGGCATTAGATGCCTGAGGAGGAGCAATAGGAAGCTGTTGACCCTGTGGCGCTCCCTGCTGAGGCATTGGAGCCTGGACCGGAGGAGGTTGAGCTGCTGCTTTCAAATCCTGAATCTGAGTGAAGTAATCACGTAATAGTTGCATCTTCTCTTCCTCTAGATCCGTGACACTATATTTATTGATATACTGGACGGTGAGTTGAGTAGCGAGATCAGAAGGATCAAGTATAAAAGGATCAGGGGCATTATAACCTTTCTCGCCGTCGTCAATAATAGCGTCTAGATTCTGAAGAATCCGTTCTTCAAGAGCTGCTGCCAGCTGGTCAGATTGTTTTAAGTCAGGGAAATTAGATAGCCGTCTAAATTCCTGCATGGTCACTTCACCCGCTGCAAGCATCTCAGAAAGTTTCGCTTGCCTACCCGCGGGATCTTTAGGAAGTGAACTCTGCTCGTAGCATTGGATGATGTAAGTATCTTTGAGTAATCCAATACTCTTAAAATCTATTTCCCGGGTCCCTTCTTTATCAGGGAATACCGTCTTGTACTTGCCCGTCTCCTCGTAAATATCATGCGCACAATCAATAATAAGATGTGCCAGTTCCGGGAATACATTTTGATAACGTTGAGCAAGAGCTGCATATCGACTATCCTGTACCCCTTCAAATTCACGAATGGCTTCACCACTATTCAATCCTTGTGGTTTAATGCCTGCTGCATTCATGGAAGAAATTCCAGCAATTTGATAAGCGTTGGAAATGAGCCATTGAATGAAGTCATAGATTTCAGGATTATTCGCCGTGGAATTAACAAACTGAGGAGGAGTATTACGAAACTTAATAATAGAACCGATTCTATTGTTAAACGACGTTTCAAGAATTTTTGACATCTCCTCAATAAGGACACGCGGCACCCCCATGAGTTCGATACTCTGAGAAGCCACTATTAATAACCTATAGAGCTCCATTTGGGTAGGCATCAGGATTTCAATCAATCCCTGACTAAACCATCCTACGATATTTGGGTTGTATCCGAGCTTGACGAACGGGAAATTTTCTTTGGGTTATTCCTCGTCGAGGATAATTCCCCCAGAACAGCAGATAACGTGTCTACCGTCTTTTGCATCTGCTCCTGACTTAAGATGCCAACCTTCGGAGACAATGAATTGATCTGATATTGTTTCCGTACTTCGAGGAGTATTATCAACATTACCATGAGTTGCAGATTCAATAATGCTAACATGATTTGGGAAAAGCTCATAAAACACCGACCTATCCACTAATTTCTTTTGAATAATTTGTCTAGGATATCCATAATAGGCATCATTATAATCAACGAGAAGCTCAGTTTCTAGTGTCCTTTCTATAACTACCTTTTCATCTTTAGGAAATACTTTAAGGATTCCGTTCCCTAAAACACAAGCGTCCCTCATTATCAAGGGACCTAAGTCGTATGCTTTTGTCCTATGAAATTCACCCTGAATAAATGCATTCGCCTCTTTACTTAATTGTCTTTGTTTATAGCTTCCGCCGTCTGTCAAAAAAGTAGGCATGGGTTTGTCTTGACCAATACGAGATACAATAGTGTCAGTGCAACTATAGCATACGTTCGCGGTCGGCCTGCCAATAGGCAACTGATTGGAACTATCGAGAGTGGAAGTAGAAGCAAGAAAGTTATAGAGAGGTTTTCCGCAAAACAAACGCGTGAAAATGGAAGCTTGACGTATCCGCATCTGATTGGATCGGGCGAGATAATCTGTGGTAGATAGAAGTTGAGCACAAAGATCCCTGTCATTATCAGCTAACCACCATTTAAAACTAGTGGGCATGTTGCCCGTCTTCTTGTAGCGAGGATCAACCACCTTTTCCTTCGGAGTAGCATCTGCAGTGAGTGCCGATCTTTCATAGGCCATCACGATACCTCTTGATTATGCCTGTCCATGTCCGGGAAGAGTTGATCCACCAATTCCATATCATCCAATTTCAATAATGAGCTTAAGTTCTCTACCTTATGTTTAATATCTGGAGAGGCATCGTCTAAAACATCTTTTCTTAAACTTTGGGAGGTGGGGGAAGAATCCTTCTTAGATAAATCCCCCATATTAAACTCTATGTTTCCCATCTTAAACCGAAGCACTCCATACTCCCGCATGGTCTTTACAAATTCTTTAAACTCGCCTGCAGTCATCGTCTCATTTTCCCTATTCTACGTCTTTCTTCTTCATCCATGCCTTTCAGCCCAAACTGATCGGGATGGGGACCTCTATTCTTCATGGCTCCTCCTTCCATCGCTGCGATGTTATCTCCTGCACCGCTATTCGTATGGTCAATCATGTTGTCTAGATAGCTACCGAGCCTACCCATTCTTTTCTTTTGTGCTGGACTCACGCCTACGCCAGAGTATTTTTCATCCTCATCGATGTTAGTCAGGTCAGCATTGATCTTATCCTCACTCATTAGAGTGCCTTCAATACGTCCATGCTGTTCGAGGTCATAGACTGCTTGTGCATCGATGTCAGGAGTCGGAGAGGTATCAATCAAATCAGGTTCTGAGGTCATCACCTTCTTCTTGAGTCCCCTGATATGCTCGCTGAGCTTCTTGTTATTAATGGTGAGAGGCATCATAATCTATTTCTCCTTGTCTTTCTTTTTCTCAGCTTTGTGAGCTTTTTCCATCATTCCCACTTCTAAAGCGAGCTTATGGAGAATATCCCCGACTAGTACATGGAATGACATTCTAAATTGATCTTTATCTTTGAGCTCTATGGCTCTCATACATTCGAGCGCGCAATGATCCATCACTGCCTCGCTATCCTCATCCTCAGGCGTCAAAGACTCTTCCTCAATGTCATCCACTTCCCCGCCCTCAGCTAAATGCTTCTTACCTTGTGCCTTTGCCTTGGTTGCATATGCAGCGGCCAATGCTTGGTTCTGGGGATGCCCGGCTTTAATCATTTCCTTGACATTCGTCTTAAAAGCTTTCTCGCTGCCTGACTTTTTAAGCGGCATCGGGTTCACCTATTTCAAAGGAATTGATCACAAGCGCCTCCAAGCCTTTCCTAAACGCTGAAACATCCTTTTTAGACACTGCTTCCATAAGCTCATCAATGCAATACTCCTCCAAATTATCCTCAGAAGACATCCCATATGACTTTTCTTCCATAGGCTTGGCAACCCGGGGAAACTTCTTTTGTTTGAGGAATGGAAGGCCTAGGCTAGAGAAGGACATAGATAGCTCCTAGCTATGTGTCTTTGCCCACTTACTCCCACTTATTCCATACCGGAACCATATCATCCCCCACTTGCCACGTAAAACCCTGGCTGTCTCTCATCTCTCTCTCCTTCTTGATCTTATCCATGGCATTCTTTTCTAATTGCTCAGCGCAATGAATAGCGAATAGATCAGTACCAGGCTTGTAAATGATTTTAGCCGGATCACTGATCGCAGGACGGGACATTAAGCCATAGCGGACCATGTCATAGGCATCATCGCCACTCATGGGATCTCCATCAGTCGCGTCGATTTTTAGAACGTCTTCTACTTTGTCCGGGTCGTGCTCCATTCGACTAAGAGCATCAAAAGTAACGGGACAACTATCGAAGATATAAAAACGAGGGCGATTTCTTCCATTCGGTAAGTTCTGCCATGCCAAGTAATTTCGTACTTGAGAAGCGCCTTGAATCCTATCAATATTCGCTTTAGAAATAACAATTTCATGCTTTAAGAACTCTTCTGCAATGGTAGGACTAGTTCCTTCTTGCAAGACTCCTTTTTTAGCCCAGCAATCCCAGCCCGCTCGGATATACATCAAGTCTTTTGTGTCAGGGTATCTCTTGATTGATTCAGCAAACTGATCCACTCGCATTTGTGCCTTGACTAATTCTCGATACAGAAATACATCTCCGTCCTCATTTACTGCGAACCACCCGAAAGCGCTAGGATGGTTATACCCATAGTCATAAGACCCAAACCGATTCCAGTGAGAAGGCACATCAAAAGGTCTAACACAGTGCACGTGACGGTCGAGTTCACCAAAGAACTGACCCGCGAATACATCCCAGCTTCCAAATCGGAAAGCTTTTCTGAGCGCTTCATTAGGCTCAGACTCCAGCCGGCGCAGATAATCTGGGTCATTGTCAATAAGGGCGCGATTATCATCCACAAGAGCCTGAATGAAAGCATAGTCAGATGGCCTTTCTCTTTCGTTATAACGGCGCTCTATGAATAAGCGCTTGAGCCACTTATGACCAAGCCCACCCGGATTACCAGTTAAAATTGCTCGAGCCTTTATTCCATCTTTAGAGGAACGATTCGACCCAAGGAGCTTCCTGAACATTGCCTCGGTCCATTGGCCAGCTTCGTCGATAGCCAGGTCATGGAATTCTCTTCCTTGGTATAGATCGATATCACTCTCGTTGTTGGCGTGGCAGAATTGAAGAGTTGAATCGTTTGGTAAAGTGAGAAGCTTTTTACTTTCGTTCCAATATATACGTAGGGAAGGAAACTCTTCGAGTAAGGGGCGAATATGGTTACCTTCGAGTTCCGAGTACGTCCTTCTGAATAAGGCACCATAAGAACCTGCGTACTGGAAACGGCGTAAGAGCAATATAAGTCGTAAACCTTTAGACTTGCCTCCTCCTTTGGCGCCTCCGAAGAAGGTGACGGGACTAGATTCAATAGTTTCTTTAAAAAGCTTTTGCTTCGGCTGAAGAAAGACTTCAAGTTTCACTCTTCTTTTCCTTTACGGTAAAATCACTGACCGTAATTTGGATTGCGCCGCCCTGATTCCCACTCACATTGGCTTGGATCGATGAGAGTTTAGCATAAAGTCGGCAAGCAATCTGTTCGACCGCCTTGACATAGATCTCGAGGTATTTAGCGGCCTGAGATTCCATTGGGGAATATCGACCCTTGATCTCTTTATCTCTATGGATCTTGAATTGCTTTAAAGCCAATTCTACGCCTTTAACCATAGCCTCGCCGGTACTGAACTCAAGAGCTTTGATCTGCATCTCGAATTCAATGCTATCCGTACTTTTTGATCCTTTGGGCCTACCACCCTTTGATTTCATCTCTCCAGATTCCATTGATACACCTAGTTAAATACTACAAAGCGTTAAATAAATTTATGAAACTTAACTGTAGCACTGGGAACCATAAAATATTCCCCTTTATGATAGCACAAAATGCCATCCCCTGGAATCCACCACATATCCACCTTGCGGGATGGAACTTGGCTTTTGCTACTAAAATAGTTTTCAGGGACATCATCGGTATTATTGACGGCACTATGGAAGTCTGCGCGCCAAACAGGGATCCCCCGATCAATCATTTTACCAATTTCAGGATGAACATTTTTGTCGTGAGATATATCTGATTGCATATTAAAAGTAGGAGGGATGGATTGCTTTCCATCATAGATCAGCGGAATTGTTTTCAAGGAGCTCTCCTCTGAAGGAATTTCGGAGAAGACTTTCGATTCCTTCTTTTCTGAAGTCTTTTTTGATACAACACCACTCCATCTTGTCATTGTGAACCACCATGTATCCTAGGATTACGTATGGATCATCTTTCAGGCAAGCAATCTTTACCTTACCCTCAGAGAGGATCTGTTTGATGTTATCGTTCTTTTCCTTAAAGAACTGCTTTTGAGTCAGTAGAATTGGGTCCTTGGGGCTATACCAGGCATACTGCGTCCATGTGGAATAGATGTATCCGTCATCGGTATCAGGGTTGTATTCTCTGACTGTAATCTCAACGTCTTTCATTTCTTGATCCATTTAGCTAGTTTTGCGATGATATAATGCACCATACTTTTTTTATAGACCTTAATAGAGGTAGCTATTGCGCGTTCAGTCATACCCTCGCAATGCAAGCGCCAAATCTCTTTCTCCAGTTCGTTTTTAAATGTGTAGTCGTTTAGCATTCTGAATGCCAAGATATAGTAATCACGAGTAGTATCGTATTTGATCCTCACAAATCGAGTTCTAACGAAAGCGGAATGCTTGTTTTCGAGATATCCCTTGTCATTCTCAATATCATTAAATCCCTGGTGGGAAAGGGTCAGGTACCAAAACTTTTGAAGCTTTTTGAATTCCTCATTATGCCTGCTCAAGAAGGTTGATGTTGCCAGTATAAAGGTATTTATCTGCAATGGATTTTGCGTAGATATTGCCGTTCTCGATTTGGATTTGAAGGGCATCTCGAGCCTGTTGGTCATTGGGATCCTGATCCAACTGGGCTTGAATCTGTTCAATGACGTGCTTTTGATTCAGCCCCTTCATCTTATTTCCAGCAATAAGGTATGCCATATTCTTTCTGACACACCCTGCGAGGTAATCAAGAGAAGTATCTTGCTGGTCTGGAGGCATGTGTTGAATGCGGGATGCCAGTACAGCGACAATTTGATCGCGGTCTTTAAACTTGTATGTCTTGATTAGAAGACTGACCAAGTCATCAAATTCCTTTTCAGTGGACGGAAGTTGAACGGTTTTTTTAGGCATGTTCATCCTCAGCTTGTAATACTTCCACTTTTTCTACTTTTCTAATCGAGGAATTAGCTACCGCCTCTTGGATCTCGTCATCGAGTGCATCGCATTCTTTCTCTACCACGTGAATATTACTTTTAAGACTAGCAATCTGCTTCGTGAGCTTTCTAGTCTTGTAATACATGTCTCCGAGCGTGACAGCCTTCGAAGCGTACAGTTTATTTATTTCTTCCTGAGATCTTGCCATTTTTTAACCCCTATATAACAATAGTTATTAATTCGAGATCGCACAAAATGGAACCAAAAATTAAATTCTTAATAATAGTTTTACTATTAGTGACGGGTTGTGCATCTAAATCCATCAATGAGGATGAAGATGCGGTTAATCCCTATTACGAGGATACCTGCATTCCTCAGAATTATCAGGACTATAAGTGTGAGACGATGACAATATGCAGTAAGAAAACCCATATTGACCAGGGATGCCGGTAATGACTCAAGTGAATATTGAAATCCGTGGACAAGAACCTAACGGTAAGATCCTATCGTCCGATAAAGAGCTAGTGTTATTTACAGGGCTACCTGTTCCCCCGAGCAGCAATTCGCAGTACTTTCTAGCAAGGCGCGGGCAAAAGACTTACCATATCCCGAGTGATGAGCTGAAACAGTTCAAACGGGAAATGGAGAAATACCCCTATCTCGTAGGTCCGGACTTCGTTGTATCGAAGCGCGACATTCATCATTGGATAGGAGAAGGGCGTAATCTCGAGATCAAAACCTTCTTCTTCTTTAAAAGAGAAAGACTGTATACCAAACTGGGTCATATCAAAAAGCTCGACTGCTCCAACCGCATCAAAGCTTTGCACGATTCCCTCTGTGATTTGCTTGAAATGGATGACTGCCTGTTCTTTAAGCTCCATGCTGAGAAGATTGCATGCAAAGAGGGATCAAATGAGGAAACATGGGTAGAGATAAGTCCCATCTAAGGCCTACCGACTGGCGAGGCGCTATCAGTCTTGAGCAGTATGTAGTTAAACTGATTAAGTTAAAACAAACCCAAAGCACTGAGTTTCAATGTCTCTTACGGATGTATGGCCGGGACAAATTAGTCTCTATTTACAAAAAACACTTTAAGTCTAACATTGTGTGTTGACACATTGTACAATTTGTACTATTCTCTTATTCAAGAGGTAGTGATGAAGAAGAAAAAGAAACCTGTTAGAAAACAAATTAAATACTCGATGGCGATAGGATATTTCGATGTCCATGAAAAACGTGTGATCCATACACAATTGGACTTTAGAGGAAAAAAACAAAGGCTTAAATTGTTCGAAATTCTTCAGATGTTCAACAAAAAGATAATATCTGAAGTAGAAGTATCTCAGTACGAGTCGTAACATGCTCAAAGTATGTAAATATTGCCATGGCGTTGGTTTCTCAATCGTAAACGACATTAAAATAGAGTGTGGCATCTGTGATTTTCATGGAGATGAGGAGTTCAATATGCAACTCCTTTTTAGCCAAGAAGATAAGATGAATAAGATTTTAGAAAGATATGAACGAGAGGATCACGAGAAATGGTTCATGGACCAAAGAGATTCTTACCGCGAGATAAAATAGGTATGTATGAGAAGATCTTACAAATAAAGATGGAACATTATTCCGGTATGTGTGAAATAAAGAAATCATCTCAAGTAAGTGATTTCACTCTGGAATATATAGACCTCTTGAACATGTCCTTTGAAAAGGCACTCGATCTTTTAGAAGAATGTGAAAAAGAATTAAGGAAGTTAGAATGATTGTATTTTTATTAGTTATGATAGCATTGCCCACACTCATCACAGTAGCAGCATCTCTCTTGTTCTTGTCTGCAGGAATGCTTTTTGTGGTGTGGAAACATAAATTTTCTATCCTGTTCTTCTTAGTGGGAATACCTCTTCTAGTCCTCCTAGGAAAAGAAATCCTGGATGTGAGTCATAATTTGTTCTCTGCAATCATCATCTCTTTAGTTATATCCCTCGTGGGTTATGATACTATTCAACAAAAACGTATTTCAAAACCAAAAACAACACTCATGAATCATGAAGACATGATTGCTCTCTTGCAAGGAAATTAAATGAATTACTTTGAAGATTTAGTTAAAATCAATGTCAACGAACACGTCGAGACCAAAGGAAAGCTCAAATATCTATCGTGGACATGGGCATGGTCAGAGATCAAAAAAGTTGATCCTAAAACAAAAAGAACGATCTATAAGAATGCACAAGGCTGGAATTACCATACTGATGGTAAAACGTGTTGGGTGGAAGTAGGAGTGACTGCATTTGGAATCGAAGAGATTGAGCATCTTCCCATCATGGACTTTAGGAATCAAGCCATTACCCTTGCTCAAGTCAATTCGATGGATGTGAATAAAGCGATCCAAAGAGCAGCGACAAAGGCTATTGCACGTCATGGATTAGGACTTTATATCTATGCAGGAGAGGACTTACCTGAAGTCCCGGACAATGTTGAGGCACCTAAAAAATATGATCCCGTTCCATCTATTCCAGAATTTAAAACTTTTCCGGCCATAAAAAAAGAATTAGGACCTGTGGCAGTAAAACTTCCTCTAGGAATGCCACCCATTCCCAAAGATGTCTTTAGCGAGGATGAGCCAGGAAATAATCCCAACTGGCTGATCTCAGAAGAAGAAGAGGCTAAGATTATTAGTCTCTGTAAATCTATAGGCATGACAGGGAAAGAGATGATCGATCAACTCAAGATCATTTGTGATGGCGCAAGCTCTCTCAAACGGATCAATGAGTTTCAGTATACTACTTTTTTTAACATCCTTTTAAATAGAAAGAAAGCCGCTGATCAATTTCAGAAAACGGATCCGAGAAGTCTCATTAAGTGAGTCTCCTGA